GGCCTGTTGCGCGATTCGATGGGCATTGTCACCAAGCTAAACCGCAGTACCGGCGAGATGCACTTTTTTATTCAGCCGCGCCGGTCATTTAGTGCCGGCAATCGCGCTGTGACGACGTCAGCCAAGCAAGCCAAACGCGCCCGACAAAGAGGGAAGCGTGTCCACCGCGGCGCGCCGCCGCATTTTTATGCAATTATCATAGAAACCGGCCACGTCCCGACCGGCAACCCGCGCCAGCGCTCATTCGAAGATCCCCTGGGCCGTCACGTACGCCCCGCTGATCCGTTCCTGGCCCCAGAATTCGATCGCATGCGCACCACCGTGCCACCGCACTTCACCCAACGCACCGGCCAAGAATTGGCCAAATTAACCAAATAAAAGGAGGCCATCATGCCTACACCGAAACCAATGCGCTTCAGCAAAGGCTGTAGCCTTGCCATCACCGAAACCGCCACGACCTATGAGAATTTCGAGGTCAAAAAATTGCAATTGCCACCCAAGGAAATCGTTGAAGCCAACGTGACTCGCTTGGGTGATGCGATGGAACAAACCGCCGACAGCGGCGAACGCGTTGCCACGGAAGCGGTGGTGACCGTGACGCTTGACCTGGCCAACCAGCCAACGGTCGGCGAAAAAGCGACCCTGACCGTCACGTTCCCGCTACTGCAGGGGGAAACCACCGCCGGTACCTGCGTGATCAAAGGCATCATGACCAAGCTGAGCAACCCCACGATGGAACCAGGCGGCGCCGAAATGACGCAGGACATCACGGTGAAACAGCTGGAAGACTACGTCTTGGTGGCGGGCTCGTAAGCACCCGCTAATCCCGCCCACGTTTGAACGAGGAACAAAAATGTTTAGTCGCGAAGACTTTCAAAAAACCCCATCACCGGCCATCAAGGTGGACCTGCCCAGCAGCCGTCAGGTGGCCATCGCGCGCCTGACGCATCAGCGTTTTGTCCTGATGAACCGGCTTATGGACGCCGAGGGCAGCGAGGAAGACGCCCGCCAGCCACTCCTTATGGCTGCCGCGTCGTTGTGCGATGAAGAGGGGCATTACTTATTCAATGCTGAAAATGCCGAAGATTTACAGGCCGTTTCAGCGGCGCTGACGCTCGATGATCTGATGCATTTATCTGAAATCATTAGTCAAGAAAACGGCATGACCGTGCAACAGGCCGAGGATATCCAGGGAAATTCCGAAGCGATTACGAACGATTCGCCTGGTTCGCAATCGCCGACCGACTAGGCGGCCGCACCGTTGCTGAATTACAAGCGGTCATGACCCGCCGCGAATTTATCGAATGGGAAGCATATTTTGAATACTTGGCGGAAGGCCCCGATCCATCCGCCGGACCACCCACCGCAGCCGCTGATTGGGACAGCTGCCGAACCTCCGCCGAAGCCTTTGCCAAGATGACTGGAACTTAAATGGGCAAACAACTGACTGCTGGAACCGTCGCCTTACAGCTGACCGCGAATGCGGCTAAGCTGAAAGCGGGGTTGAAAAATGCCCAGCAGCATTGGAAAAAGTTTGCTCAGCAAAGTAAAATGACGGTGAAAGCGGCAGCTGTGGCCGGAGCCGCTGCAGCAGCTGGCCTGGGGTATGCCGTCAAACGTCAGTTAGATGCGGTAGACGACTTAGCCAAGGTGTCCGATCGTCTGGGCCAATCCACTGAAGGCCTGGCCGGCCTGCATCATGCCGCCACGCTAGCCAGCCAATCTGGCGAAATGGTCAACAAATCCCTGGCGCGCCAAACGCGCTTTGTGTCCGAAGCCAAGAGCGGCATGGGCACCTATGTGAAGATCATGGATGAACTGGGCCTGAACGCCGCAGAGCTGGCCCGCATGCAACCGGCCGATCAATTCAAGGCGATCGCCGAAGCCATGAATGGCCTGGACACCCAAAGCGATCGCGTGCGCATTGCTATGCAGATCTGGGGCCAACGCGGTAGCGCCATGTTGGACGTCATGCGCGAAGACCTGGATGGGGCGGCGCAAGAAGCCAAAGAGCTTGGCTTGACCGTGAGCCGCTTTGATGCCGCGCGCATCGAGCAGGCCGGCACGAACCTGGCCCGCATGGGCCAGATTGCGGCTGGGTTTGCCAGACAACTGGCGGTGCGCCTGGCTCCAGGGATCGCAGTGATCACTGATAAAATTGTGATGTGGACCCGCGAGGCCGGAGGCATGCCGGCGATTGTCGAAAAAATTGGTATCAGCGTTGAAAAAACGATGACATTTTTTTCCGATTGGAGCCAACGGTTTCGCATTCTTTGGCAGGCCATGCGCACAGCATTTTATCAAGCCCGAGTATGGACCTGGGAATTCATTCGTGTGACCGTGCAGATGCGCAAGCGCCTCTGGTCCGAAATGCAAAACATCGGCAATACGATCATCGCCGGCTTTGATTTAGCGTTCGCTGGTGCCAAGAAAATTTGGGCTGAAATGCAGCTTGGCTTCCGCGATACGATGAACAATTGGCTCAAGGATTATCGTGAATTTGCTTTGGCCATGTCAGGTCTAGCGAGCCAGCTGGGCATGGACGCGATAGCTTCAGAGCTCTTCGCCATCGGCGCAGATTTCAGGTTTGGGGCAGACAAACTCAAAGAACAACTGAATGAAGCCGTTGATAACTTATCGCATGCGACTGATAATTTTGTTGATAAAATCAACACGATTGGCAATGCGAAGGTTCAAACCCCGTGGCTTGACGACATCGTGCGTACGCAACGCCTGAAGTTGGCAGAGGAAACAAATTGGCTTGATGCGTTGGTCAGCACATTCGGAAGCCGATCCGCAAGCTGGCGCCGAACCATCCGTGGATGGTTCGCGGACGTTGATGCAGCGGCCGAAGAAACGACTGGCAAAGCGGCCTCGATTCATTCACCGGGCAAGGGTGGTGATGCGGCCCGGAAATCTTACCTGCAATCGATGTCGAGCTTTTACAAGCAGGCCGGATCGATGGCCAAGAACTTCTACAATAACCTGAAGAACCATGCCGAACAGGCAATGAAGCGCGCCGCGCAAGAGCGCCGGGCCAAGTTGCAGGAAAATGACCTGTACGTGCGCGGCATTGCCGACGCGAACCAAAACCTTGCGCAATTGATGGAACAAGCTGCCGAGAACAACCGGGCCGCATTTTACGCGCACAAGGTGTTTGCGGTGGCCAGCGCGACGGCCAATGCGTGGTTGGCGTTTTCGAATACCTTGGCGATGGCGACGAAATTTGGCGGGCCATTGAATACCACCTTTGCGCAGGTGTTGGCCGGTATCAATTTGTCGGCCGGTCTCGGCGCAGCCGCCCAAATTGCTGCCACACCGTATGCCGGTGGGCGGATGCATGGCGGGATTGTGCCGGCCGGATCGACGGCGCGTGTCGGTGAAAACGGGCCCGAGATTTGGCGCGCCGGGGGCAAGCAATGGATGTTTGCCGGCGAGCGTGGCGAGGTGGTGCCGTCGCATCAAATCGGCGGCCAGCCGATCATCATCAACAATTACGGACCGCCGCCGGAAGAGAGCACGGACGGCGAAGGGCGCCGCATTTTGACTTTTGGCCGGCAGGTGGCCTCGATGTTGGCGGGCGATATTTTATCACGCCGTGGGCCGTTAAATAGTGCGCTTGAACGCCGTGGCCTGCCGGTGGCGGGGGGCTTGTCGCGATGAGTACCGCTTGGCCAGCCACGTTGCCGCTGTGTGGGCGGCGTCAGGATTATCAGCCGTTAGCGGCGACGATCCGAACCGAGCGCGAGTATGGTCACGCGATCGTGCGCCGTCGCTTCACGACGGTGCCGGTTCGTTGTCGTGCGACATGGATAATGACCACCGATCAACTGGCAATTTTTGAGGCCTGGTATGATTATTATTTGTCAGCCGGCGCAGCATGGGCAACCGGGGTTACCTTGCAGACCAGCGCCGGCATTGAATCAACGCACAGCGCCCGCTTTTTAGAGGCATCGTTTCCACGCGCTAAGCGTGCGGGCAAGTACTGGGAAATCTCCCTGACTTTGGAAATCAGTAAGCCAACGCAGCTGAGCAAAGACGACCTCGATGCCTTGCTGACTGACGACCTCGATCTGGGCGAAATGGTTGATTTAATCAATCCCGCCGCCGATCAATTGCACACCACTGTTCACACTGACTTTCCAGCGAGCCTAGTCACATGACCCTGCAAGATGACCTCAATACGATTACGACCAAAGCCACGCAAGTGAGCACCGATGCTGATTTATTGCATGAAATGGTGCATGGCGACGAAACGGACACCGTATCGACCGATTCTGGCGTCGTGCCATCCCTCGCAAAAGCAATCCACGACGAAGCCGTGACCAGACGCACGTTTGATTTATCAAATCGCTATCCGAAGCAGCAGAATTTATTAGACGACTCTCAATTGATTGATGATACATATATTCTCTCAAACGGCAACCCTGCCTCCCAGAGTGGATGGAAGGCGACGCCATTTATTTTTATTTTCGCGAATGAAAATTACTCATTTGCGAACCAAGTTGCGCATGTTGCTTTTTATGATTATCTAAGAAATTTCATTAGTTATGTAGCAGGGGTTAGCGCGGGCGGATCTGTTGTCGCACCTGCAAATGCAACCTACATCCGCTTTTCAGCCTTAAATGCTGACTTAACTGAACAGGTTTTTGTGAATGGCTCTGAACTGCCCGATCAGTTCGTTTCGTATAGTCCAGATGACCGAGCATCAGCTATGCGCAGTCGTTTGGAAATAGTGCGTAACGGGATTAAAAGCACCGTTTCTTCTGAATTCAATTATTTCGACCCTGATGACGCGATGGAAAACACGGCGCTTGCTGCCAACGGGTCAACGTACAGTTTTTCAGACTATATAACCACTGAATTCATTCTGGTAAATCCAGGTGAGTCATGGATTTCAAGTCATGACTCAAACGCCATGTCATTTTACGACGAAAATAAAAATCACATCATGCAAATGTCGATCACCAAAGATGTTTCGTTCGTTGTTCCTGAAAGGGGGTATTATATTCGAATGCATGTAACACCACTGTCAGCATCCGATGAATTGATGCTGGTAGCAAGTGATACACTTCCTGTGCAGTACACCCCGCATTCACAAAGCCCCACCGCAACGCTTTCTTCGGCATTTATTAAATCAAAAACAGCCCTCCTCGCCAGCTTGCCGCAAGACTTTAATGCGCATGACCCGGATCGCTCAGCGATTGACACGGCAATCAACCCAACTACAGGGTCCACTTATGGATTCAGTAACTATTTTACAACTGATTTCATTGATATTCTTCCAGGTTCTCAATTAATTATATCCCATGATTCAAATGCGGTTTGTTTTTATGACATCGATAGAGAATTCATCTCATCGAATACTTCCGTACAAGACAACACCGCCTTTACAGCCCCGAGCAACGCACACTTTGTTCGCCTGCATATTTTTAATATCACATTCATAGACCGGTTTCAGTTGCTGCGGCAAGCGGCGCCTTTGGCAGGTTTCAAGCCTTTCGATCGAAATAGCCGGCCTTGGCAAGGCAAAAAAGTTAGCTGGGTAGGTGACAGCATATCGGTAGCTGGATTTTTCATCACGGAAACACTCCTAAGAACCGGATTGATTACCGATAATAACTTCGCGGTATCGGGTCGCAGCGTAAGGGACATGGCGAAAGACGCTGCTGGCACAGATCTGACATCTGGCGATCTGGCGAATACTGATATAATCCACATATTTGGCGGGACTAATGACTATGGTGGCAATCGGCAGCTAGGCAGCATTAGCGATGCATTCAGCGGATCTGTTTCAGAGTCTTTTTACAATGATGTATTTCAAACTTTAGAATCGCTGTATACGCTCAAGCCAACAGTCCGAATCATCTTCAGCACCCCACTCATTCGCGGCGCTTTCTCATCCCAGCCCGTTTATCCAGCAGCAAACGGCGTGGGGGCAACGCTGCCTGAATACGCGCAGGCTATCAAAGACGTTTGCATGCTTTTTGGCACCCCAGTTTGCGACCTCTTTTCCATCAGCGGGATAAATCTGATAAATTTATCTGAATACACATCTGACAATTTACACCCAAATTCCGCCGGGGGCATCCTGCTGGCACAATCAATAGCCCCTTCGATCAATTCAGTTTAACCATGCCAGAGTTTTCGCAGGCCCTGCGTGATTGCTATAATTACCTGGATCGATCGTCGCCTATTTTGGGGACGATCGAACTGTATTGCGCTCTCTGGCCGGCACCGTTCCGTTTCGTGGCTGATTATCGTGATTTATTGGCAACACTGGAACACAATGCGCCGAATGATGCCAGCCAGCAGGTGACGTTTAGCAAGGCGTCGTTCAGCGTCGATCGACCAAGCATTGATGATTCTGGTCAAGCCGAATTGACCATCCATGTCGATGGCGTTTCTGGTACCGTGATGCGTGCCATCGACGATATTGATCTGGACGGCAACCCGGTGGGCATTGTGTACCGCGAATTTGTACACCCTGAACCAGAGAATGAGGCCTTGGTCTTGCCTGGGCCGGACTTGATCGAACGGCAAACGGCAGTGTCGGTAGCCTGCACGTTGACCAGGGTTGAGATCAAGGCGGTGTATGTTGATCATGCCAACCGCCGATTTCCGCGGCGTAATTTTAACCGGCGATTATTCAAAGGCATGGCCAAATAATGACCCCAATCACCGCTGATGATGTCGCTGAAATCGCCGTGCAGCACGTCGCGCGAGCCCAGCCTTGGCAGGCAGGGGTCAATGATTGTTGGACGCTGGTCCGATCCGTGCTGCAGCAGGCATTTAAGATCGAATTGCCACGCTTGCCAGTAGCGCACGGCCGACCACGTGATTACACGGCATCCTGCGCCGCCACCGTGGCGGGTGAGCTCAGCACCCACCAATGGCTGCCAGCCGCTGCGATACCTGGCGCGGTGGCGTTGATGCGCAAGGGCAGTCGAGCCGTGCCGCATCATGTGGGCCTCTGCCTGGGTGATGATATGTATGCCCACTGCAGTGATCAATTTGGCGCGACCATCGGCCGCGCGGCCCAGATCAACCTGCAGGGCTGGGTCATCGATCGTCATGTGATCCATCACACCTGCCTGGAGCGTTTAGCATGCCCTGTTTGATTATTTACCGGGAACCATTTTCACCGGTTTGTGACCGATTCGAGGCCGAAGGCGGCATGAGCCTGGGCGCAGCTGCGATCAAGGCGGGGGTATTTGCCCGTCACCAACCATTTATTGCTAAGGTCGATGGGGAATATTACGGGCCATCCCATTGGATGGCGATCTGCCTGGCCGAAGATGCCCAGGTGGTGATTCAGGCGGTTGCGCAAGACGGAGACCCGCAAACAAAGAGCGGCGCTGTCGGCGGTGCTATGTTGGTGGCCGGTTTGGCGATTGCACCGTTCGCACCAGGCATCGGCATTGGCATAGCGGTTGGTGGTGCGGCGATGTTGGCTGGTTCATTGGTCAAGCCACCAAAGCCACCGACGCCGGAAGACCGCGACGCCGGCAGGCAAGTGAGCGTCGGCAACCTGCAGAATAAATTGGCGACGGTGCGCGATCCCATCCCCGAAACCTTTGGCCGCAACCGTTGGATGCCGCCGCTGGTATCGGTGCCGGTGTGCCGTGAAATCGGTACCGAGCGCCAGGTGTATGAGTTTTTGCTGTGTCTTGGCGAGGGGAGCTATGAGCAGCCAATTGCCACGCATTTGAATGATATTTTAGTCGACCCGAACGGAACAAATTCCAACGTGGAGTTTTTCACCTTTTCTACGCCAGAGAGCCAATCCTTGGTGGGGTATTATACGCAGGTGGCCAGCAACGCAGGCATCGCTGTGCCATCGTTGGCCGATCCAGAGGCTGAAGAAACCTTTGGGAATTGGCAGATGAACCAATACCCATCAAGTCACTGGACAAGCCCATCAGCCGCAGCGGTTGCGGGCAACATTCGCTATGTCAGCCCAACCGTACGCGAGATTTACCACAACGGCGCTTGGCAGAACCTGATCACGGATCATTTCTTTGTGATCGTGAAGGGAAATAACCTCAGCGGCATAAGCGTTGGTGATATCGTTTTGCTTGATTTAGGCGACAATAATTGGCACCGGTTTCCGACGCGGGTTGCCTATGTGAATCAGCAAACGTCATCAGGTGAAGGGGGCTTTGATGCCGCCTTGATTCTTGAGCGCGGCTTGGCGTTTGCAGGCCCAATCATTTCCGCCACGACGAACCAACAAAGCGGCACTAGCGGCAAAGTATGGGGCACGGTGTCGATCGACAGCCTGGGGGTGAGCCCAGCGGTTCTGCCTGGTGATGCGGATCTGAATCAGGTCAGCCATCGATTTAATGCGCGGCCGTGGGGCGACACCGGCAGCGATGGCAAGCTGCAGGCGCGTACCGAGCATATTACCTGGCTCTATCGCAACGTGGGCGATCCTGATTGGATTCTGGCTCCAGCAGACGCCACCGCAGCAGCAGCTGGACCACTGGAAGCAACCGGGCGTTCATGGCGGCAGATAGGCTGGGGCAGTGATACCCCGATTGCTGACCTGCCGAGCGCTATCGATCCCACCAATGACATCGAAGTGCTGGCGGTGCGCTTGTCGCCTGAAGCGGATCCAGACGAGGGGCCGAACCAACTGCAATGGCTGCAGACCTACGGCCGCTATACCGGCGAAGCCTTCGATACGACGCAATTCACCACGCTGCGGATGTGGGTTGATTTGGCGATTTTATCTGAGGAGCTGCGGAGTATTTCCGTTGAGGCCCGGCGCCGCCTGCCGACGTGGAACGGCAATGACTGGAATACCATGACGACCACGCGCAGCCCATCGTGGGCGATCGCGCATATTTTACGGCGGACGTATGCCGCTGATCCGTATGAGATGATCGATATCACGTCATTCCAGGCCCTGGAAACCGCGCGCCTGGCTGATGGCCATGCCGCTGATTTGGTCGTGGATGCAGTCAGCACCCGCCGCGAAATCGTGCAGCAGCTGGCGCAGGCAGTGCGAGCACAAGCGATTATTGAACGCGGCCGGGATATTTTAGTGCGTGATGCGCCGAATAATATCATCAGCAAAACGTACACGCCGGCCACGATGATGCCGGACACGCTGCGCATCGAGAAATCAACGCCGGACCAGGACGAACCCGACGGCATCGAGGCAACCTATCGCGACAGCACCACCTGGTCTGATGCCAGTGTGGTCCGCACCCACACCGGCACCGATGATGCGACCAACCCGGAACCATTAGACCTGCCAGCCATCACCATTCCCGCCCAGGCCGCATCGCATTGCCGTTTCCTGGCCAACCAGCGCCGCTATCGCCGTGATCATGTGAGTTTCACCGTTTCATCCGAGGGCATGTTGCAGCGCCCTGGCGATCGTATTTGGCTGGCGCATGACCTTCCGGATTGGGGCGCCTGGGGTGTTTTGGATGCTTGGTCTAGCCCATATCTGACCAGCACCGAACCGATCGACTGGGCAGGTCTTTCCGGCGTGATGACGATCGGCATCCGCCACCCAGATGGCAGCCTCTGGACGCAGGGGGACGTGATCGCTGGACCTGATGCATTCACTATTGAGCTGGATCAACCGGGCGATCTGCCGACTGATATCATCGACGCGATCAACAGCCCCGACCCATCCGTGCACCCGCAGTTTGTGGTCCTGAGCCAAGAAAAACGCAAGCAGCTGATCGTCCTGCGTCTGAGCCCGGTCGGTGATGATCGCCAGGTGCAGCTGGAATGTGTCGTGGATGATCCAAGGGTTTATGATGGGGTGTGAGACTGCTGTCTGGACAGTGTTTTTAGGTGGCTAATGTTTAGATATGAAGTGGTTCCTATCTTTGATCGCAAAGAGTAAAATGTTAATTTTTGTCAGCGGTTTTTGTTTGGCCATTTCTTTAGGTGTCATTGGAGTGACATTTTTGGCTTACCTGTCTGGCACTGACAACATTTGGCGACCGACAATGAACAATTGGTCACCAAAGGACCTCTACGAGGCGAATGTTTCTTTTTTTACTTCTATTTTGACTGTGTTTGGTTTTTTTATCGCCGTCATCGGTGCGAGAATAACCATACAATCATATCGAGAAAGTAATGCCGAAAGGATTTTGAAACAACTTAATAGCGAATATGAGTTGTTACTTGAAATAACCAAATGGCTGAGAAGTGAAGATTTCAGACTCCTTGGCCTGTCAGCAGAACGATATTACGAAGAAACAAACGAAGATAATTTAATGGAATTGCTTGATTGGAGCGAATACCACAAACGTACCGGATTGAGCACCGAAAAGGATTTACTCCGATTGAGAGACGCTTTGTCGACCTCTATTCTTGACGATGTAAGGGATCAGCTAGACGAATTGAAGCATTATTTCGATACGCTCAGAAGCGCGGCTGATCACATTCATAACCACGTCGATTACGACGAGTTTCAGCATCGCAAGCCAGATTTTGAATCATGGGGAAGCCTAGACATAATGTCAGAAAAGCCGTCCATGACTCCTTAAAATCACTCAAGGCCGCAAGGAAGAATCACCAGCGAACACTCGGCCTTTCAGTGAACTAGCCAGGTCTGAATCAATTCAGCCGCCGGCCGCAGTCGTTCGGCCTCAGCCAGCACCAGGTAGTGCCGATGCGATACGTCGGCGGCTTCGCTCATTTGATGCCCTAAGAATGCCTCGATATCACGGGTGGCCATACCGGCTGCAGCGGCCATGTTGCCAAATGATTTCCTGGCGACGTTTTCTGGAACCGGCCCGGCAGCTGCTCCCCGCAGCAGGGGGCGTAGCCAGCGGCTGAAGGTTTTGTCGTGGTAGTGGTGGCTAGTGTCGGGAGCCTGGCCCTTTTTATTGAAGTTACGGCTGAGATGGGGGATGATCGGTTGATCCTTTGGCCGGTTTCCAGCGCAGGCCTGCCAGTAGGGCAGGAGGGCCGGCGGCACCGGCAGCACCCGCAGACTGGCAGCTGTTTTGCGTTCATTGTAGCCAATGCGCAGGGTCATTGCCTGGGGGTCAAGGTCTTCAATTTTCGCACGGTAGATTTCTGATTGGCGCAGCCCCATGAATGCACCCAGGACGCAGGCCAGCTTGAAGGCATGGGAAGCGGGTTGTTCCCGCTTGATGATTTGCTTGTTCCAGAGCCTGGCCCCGGTTGCATCGCGCACGGCTTCACGTCGATCGCCCAGCTGCTGATAGACGATCGATCGCTTCACTTCGTCGACGGTGATGGCCTCAAGCTTGAGAATCCGTTGCCATGTATCCAAGGGCCAGAATTCGATCTTGATTTGCTGTTCGTTCCTGGTGCGTTTATTCAGCAGTCTACGGCCAATAACATCCGGCAGCCCATAGTCAGGGGCCTGCATACAGGCGCGGCGCACCGGCATCAGTCGGTGGTGCCTGGTGCCGTAGGCATCGCCATTGGCATGCAGGTACTCCACGTATTCCAACATCTTGGCGTAGGTGATTTCATCCAACCACTGCATGCCCGACCAGGTCAAGAATCGATCCAGTTCGCGCCCATATCGAGCAGCGGTATCAATATCGCGCTTGCCTTCCTGCTGGGTTGATTGATGGCTCAGGTAGGCCTCTTTGATACTTACCCGACCGTCCAGCACCTCCGCAACCGGCATGGCTGCCAAACCAAGTTGCGCCATCAGCAGATCAGCTTCCTTGGCGTTGATTACCTTCGCCTCACGGGCCTCGATGATCCGACCCTGCGTGACCCGATCTTCCAAGGCACGCACCAAACCAATCAGCCGATCAAGCTCACTCAAAGCTTCTGATTTGTTATCCTCGGCAAATCTTCGATCCAATCGGACCCGCACCGAACGCAGGTTATGCAGCCCGCGAAATTTGGCCCGCCAGACACCACGATCTGCTTCCCATGCTACCGACGCCAT